TTATATAGGGGATATTTCTTATAAAGGTATTGTTATTTATCCTTTTAGATACCCCGTCTTAAACAGGATCCAATACCAAACCCTTCTAGCCAATTTGCCAGGGTATGTAAGAAAGGCCTCAGCCTTCTTCTCTATCTTATCCATAGTAGCTAGATCATTCTTATACGCATCTGACTGTATATATTCATCACTAGTAAAATGAGGATGAATACTCTCTCTTTGATAAAAACCTCTTGGTGTCATATATATAGTATAACAGAGATACTAAGGTTTGAATAGGTTAGGTTTACCTAAGTACCCCAAACCAATGTATGATAAAACTTTCAGCGATTTTTTAGCTTTCATCGTAATGTTATTTCTACAAAGTTTCAGGGATTTTATGGACATCGTTCTTAATCTTATTTTGGGGAAATATTATACATCATCGTAATAGGTTTGTCAATAAGGTTTGGTAACATTTTTATAACGCCCCCGAGGCCTCCCACCAGGATCGAAACCCTGGCAGGAAGACTATTTAGATTATTCTTGAGGAGCCTCTGGTGCTTGCTCTAGCAAGTCTTGTAGGTTGTCATAGCCAATGTCCTCAACACCTGTCGCTGCTAGGAGAACACGAAATGTTTCGTCTATAAACCTCTCAACCATTTCGTTGCTATCTACAATGCCATTAGCCACAGCATAGGCAAGTGGCAGTCCCAAGTCGTTGTATTCGATGAAGTCTTTGAACCCTTCGTCATCACGATAGTCCATCCAAAGTTCTGCTAGAATCTCTGCCTTGCTTCTAAAGTCCGTTGTGTCTGCCATTTCTTTCTTCCCATTCTTGGTCTGCGGATTCCGCTACAACCATTAGTCGTCTGTAATTTGTGCTTGGCTCTGTCCTTGCGACATAAGAACCAATTCTATCTAAATTGAGCCGTTGGTCTGCTAGTAAGTTTCCTATCTTTACCGCAACCTTTTCCTCATCAGTCATTCCTCTATTCATTTATTCTCCTGATACATTATCTCACAAATGGTTGGGGGTGTCAAGAAAGAAAGTAGGAAATTCTTGACACCCCCTTGGTAACACCCAGCTACCCCTAACTAGGTTGTTACCGTATGATGCGGAGTAGTCTCAACGCATCAATCTTTATCTAGCTTTTGATTCGATCGCCGTAGGTACCGTCACGCATGTCCTCCCAGTACTTGGGTAGCTTGTCAAAGTACTCCTTGAGTCTGTCTGACATCTTGCTCCAGTAGTCCTTGCGGAATCCCTCCAAGCCGTACCATACGTCACCCTCATCTTTAAAGTAGTCATCCTTATTAAACCCAATAGACTGAATCTCTTCAGCTGTTAACGCAATGGCATCATCCCACTCGTTCTGGTCACCATCCTTGTGAGTATAAACATGAATCTTCCAGGACGCTGGGTCAAAGTAGCTGTCGTCCTTATCTTCATCGTACTCTTCAGGCATGAAGATGTTAAGGTCCCACTCAATGAGCTCCTTGTTAGCATTCTTATTACGCTTATCCAACATAGTTTGTGACATATCCATACCCTTCACATCTCTCGCATTCTGGGTCTCCCCACTCATCATTTCGTTGCTCTAGCATTTCTTCGTCTTCGCTATAGCACTCACACTCTTCTTCTACTGATATCAGTACAGTATCCATGTCATCTTCCCACGGTACTTCACAAACCTGATAACTTAGTCTATTTACATAAGCAACACCAGCAACCATAAGGTCAGACATGTCACCCTGAACATTAGTCCAAACATACCTAGGGTCTAATGATTTGATATACTCATAGTCATCGCCATAGGTCTCGTATGTTTTGTTAGTAGGCTTGAATATATCTGCCCACTCGCTCCAGCCTTGATATTCTCTCATGAGTTCCTACTCTCTAGAAATGGAAATCTACATATACAAGATACCAGTTTTTGTTGCCTGTGTCAATACTATCCAGCATATATTTTGTGTTGGTAGTATCGTGATACATGTCATAGAAGTAAGAATTGAAATCCCACTTACCCTGTGTCATGTCAATCATCTTGTATAGGTCATACAGCTGGAAGCCAAAGTCCATTTGTCCGTCATACTTATCAAGAACACTGTTTATATCAACATTCTTCTTATTGAAGTTTTGGCGGTAGCGATTGAATTCCTCCATACGTTCTGCAATAGCTTCATTAACAGTATCAAGAAACTTACGTGGCTCATCCTCATATGAGATAGTCATAGACTGGTCGTCATCATTGTATTGGCTACCCTCGTTAGGGTTCCACCTACCACCTCCAGTTACAAACCAGTCATACCAAGAGGGATAGCTATACTCGCTACCACCCATTTGGCTCTCAAGGTAGTGTTTTACTGAATAGAATGCATGACTCTTGTCATCTGCTTGAACTGCTATACGTTGTAATACGTGCATGGGGTTACTTTCTACTAGGGTATACTCTATTATCTCAGAGATAGGGGTTGTTGTCAAGCATTTAGTTGAAGATGTTATAGGCAGAGAAGTCTGAGTTGTCTACCGCATAACGCTGGGCATCCATCCAAGCTGTTTCACCAAAGAAATACTTAGGCTTGCCAGATCCAGGGGAAACTTTATAGAAGTCGTAATACTTATCTGCCTCATATACAGACACACCACTGTTGTGGAATATTCTGGTCCATGTGGTGGATGAGACAGATGGTTTCTTATCTACATATACTTGTGTCATGAAGTCCTACTTTCTTGATAGTCTATTATCTCAGAATCTGGGGAAAATGTCAAGGGGTTCGTAAAGGTTTTCTTAATCTAATTAATATGATTAGAGATCTAGATACAGATGGGCCCCGAGCCCAGAATGGGGTCCTGTTATAGACCCCACTCCTCTGTAAAGTTATCAAGCTCAATGTGACGAACTTTGTCGTCATCTCCAGCAAGGATAGCCTCAACATAGTCAAGCCTGTCCATAGAAGACATGTCCTCTAGATTAGACCACTGCTGTTCGTTGAGGGCATTGAAGTCAAACTCCAATACGATAGAAGTTCCGTTGTATTCACCATCGTTAGTTACCCAAGCCATTTAGTCCTCTTTCATTTTTAGGGTTGCCATTAGTATACCAAGAACCTGTCTTGGTGTCAACACATCTAGTGCTGGATTATCCATAGCATTTTCAATTGTTTTGATAGCATAGGCAAGTCCATCTTCCATACCTGCCTCATAGCCAATCTGCTCCAACTCTGAGATAGCCATTAGCAATCTCCGTTCTGTGGAATCATTTCCTCTGGGATACCCATCATTCTTAGGATAGTCTGGCTTCTGTTGATGATACCCTCCAGGTAGTCGTAGAAGCCATCGTTGATGTCAACACTCTTCTGCTCCTCCATTAGTTCAGCAATGTCACCAATAAGATAAGTAACAATCTGTTCGTTAGTCTTAGCAATCTCAGTCAACAAGGGTTGCCTCCCATACTCCATCAGGTAGTTGTGCGTGGTATTCAAGTGCTAGGTCAATAGCCTCATCTTCATCTAAGGCTTCCACATCATACTCGCAAGTATAAGTAACTAGATACTTTTTCATCACTTCACCTCTGCTAACATCTCAGTCAGTCTTAGCAACTGCTCAACGGTCAGGCTACGAAGAACATCTTCGTTGATTAGGTTATCATTTGTCCACATAGAAACAATTGTATCGTTAGGGTCTGACATTTATTCCTCTCCAAAGAATTGTGCGATAACAGTAACAAACTTATCAGTCTCGTCATCATTGGTAAATACAGCGTCAATGAATCTCAGGGAACAGGAATCCTCATACCATTTCTCAACCTCTTGGTTAGTAATGTAAGGATTGTTATTCTGTATGGTTCTTTCATAGCCATACTCAATCATCTTGTCATGTTGCATCTTATCCATGTTTAGATAGATTTTGTGGCAGCCATCCCAGGATACAGAATAAGCATAGGTTAGCAGGGTATCAAGGTCAGTTTCCTGATTACCCTCGCATAGTCTACAAAAGGGGTTACAGTCAAAACTACCATTGTGGTTGGGGCATTCAATAGTTTCATTCATAGTATCCATTATAGAGAGGGGGTAGGACATTTATCTATACTTTCTACAAGAGGCTTCTTTGTGTCCCATTCGCTTGGCGGTAGATAGCCAAGACTTCCAACAACCAACACACCTATAAGAATCATAGGGGTCACCCTTTATCTTCTGAAGGCGGATAATACCATTCCAATAGGTATCAAAGTCACTAACAAGACTACTCATCTTCATCCTCACTATCTCCGTTATCAAAGCCTATCTCACGAAAGAAAGAATCCCATACCCCACCTGGAGTTGGTTCCCAAGTATTACTCGTCATCTTCGTCTTCCTCATCTTCCTCTTCTAGTTCGTCAATGTCAATAGAGTAAACACCGTCATACTGAATGTCGGAGTCAGAGGTATCGCCCCAAGAAGTCCAAGCAAGTTCCTCTGCCTGTTCCTTAGACTCTGCCTCAATCTCTCCAGCAAAGTCAATCCTCATCTGAACATAAAATTTAGCCATTTGTTTTCCTTTCCTACTTGCTTACAAGTATACGGTGGGGGTCAGACATTTTAGGGAAATATTTCTGGGGTTTCTTAATTCATTTCGTAAATGTATGTATCTAGATAGTGATGGCCCGAGGCCCATGTCGATCCTGGAATATGATTGGTGAGCAGTTTTACTTCATGCTCAGGAAGGAATACATTAGGCGGTAGCCAAGACCAACTGAAGAAGTCTGTTCTTCTCAGCAGTAGTCACAGGGTCAAAGCCAGAAGCAGCAGCAAGAATACTCTCGTTGTCACCACCACGCCCAGAGCGATACCAATCCAAACGCTCAGTTAGAGCATTGAACGCACCCCACGCAGTTCCGCTAATGGTGTTGTTGTATTCTCCAACATAGATAGACTGAATCAAGTCCACCTTGTCGTTGTGCTTCTTGAATGAACCCTTAGCGTCTTTCTCTGGAGCAGGGTAAGCAAGAGCAACAATCTCATCAAACTTAGCCTTAGTGATTTCCTTGCTAATCATTTCCTGTGCCAACTTGTCGAACTCATCCATGTAACGGTTAGCCAAGCCAAGAGCCTCCCTAGCCTGAGCAACCTTGCCAGAAGCGGTTGCGGTGTGGCGAATCTTGAATGATTGCTTTACACCCTTGTTACCCTTTAGAGAAGATAGAGCAAGGTTTAGAGTGTTAGCACAGACAACACGCACAGGTGTAATCGAAGCCTGAATTGCTACTGAACCGTCGTGAGAGGTGTTGATTAGAAGATAGGTGTTTACCTTGTCAGATACACCGTTAGGGTCAAGAACGGTTTCACGCTCAAGAGCAAGAGAACCAAAGACTTGTCTGCCACCCTTGATAGAGCCAGCAGTTTCCCAACGCCCACCACCGTCAAGCATTAGGTCACCAAAGTCAAATAGGTCTTCATTCTGAAGCGGAACATAACGCTCACCAACAACGCCAAGAACATCATTCTGTTCTGAGTTGAATGGGTTGGTTCTGGTAACAAATGAGAATGAACGGTCAGAGGCAAAGCCCTCTGGAATTGCTACATCTTCAAGACGGACATTCCAATTGTCTAGGTGTGCCAACTTTAGCATTTCTGCGGTGGTAACTTCTTCAGAGAAGACGGTTCCAAGTCCATGCCAAGCAGGTTCACGCAAAGAAGCAAAAGCGGTCTGTCCGTTTACGGTTTCTAGTTCGTGTGCCATGTGATTTCTTTCTGTTGGGGATTACTGATAAGACAAGTATACAGGAAGGGGCTGACATTGTAAAGAATCTGGGGAAAAATAATTAGACATCGTAAATAACGGTTTGGTAACGATCGCCCTCGGGCCCAAGATCCTGGTAAGGAAAAACCACCCAAGCGAGGGTCTCAGGTAGTATCATTTCTGACCTATGCTTCAACCGATAGCAGGGTGGTGTCCTTGCCCCTTAGAGTCCTTGCGGTTCATCTAAGAGGACTTGCTCATCTGACTACTGTTAGAGCCATCAGCACAGCCAACCGTTCCTAGGTTAGTTGGAAGTCTGGTGAGCAGTTTACACACTTGCTCAGGTGTGTCCCCTTAGATTAGGTCAATCACAGAGGAGTAGGAACTTGCGTTCACTTCCTCTTGCGAGGTCATCTTTAGGATACGCAGGTTCTTCTCAAGAATTGCCTTGCGAGTGGTGTATTCACGACCAAAGTGCTGGTTCGTGTTTGGCTGTTCTGGCTTTACAGGTCGCTTTGGGAAATTAGCGATAACTGAGATGTCCAACTCAATCTCAAACTTGTGCTGGGAGTAGTGGTTCTGAACTAGACGAATGGTGCTGTCATACTCAAAGCCAATCTTGTCAGCGTTGTTAGTGATGTAGTTGGTGGCAAACTTAGTTACCTCAGCCTTGTATGCCTCAAGGTCAGCCTCATACTGCTTTACCTTCTCAGGGTAAGCCTCAACATCAGCGTCAATCTTGGCAATAGTTGCCTCAATGTCAGCGATTAGAGCAGAGGTTGGGATTTTTACGGAAAGGGTTCTAGCCATTTCTTTCTACTTTCTTTTGGGTTACTTACATTATAGGGGAAGGGTGTGACATTTTGGGTAGTTTATTGTGATACCCAGCACATTTGCCTAGAAAATACCAAATACCTTTTTGCGAGGTTCAGTAATAGTCTTGACAATGACCTTTGCTTCTGGCATAGCCAAGAAACGGGTTTGGTTGGTAGCACCATCAAAAGTGCCATTAGGGTTACGGACAACAGCCTTGATACCCTCGCCAGACTTGGTGTTCCAAATCTCTGTGCGAACTTCTAGGCGTTGGTTTTTCTTTTGAGCAATAATCTTGCCAGACATCTTGTCTTCTTTCTTTCAGGGTAGTTCTATTATAAAGGTGGGGTGTGACATTTTAGTAAGTGAGGGGATAGAGAAAGGATAAGAAACGCTATCCCCTCAAGACTTACATTACTTTACAGTAGTCCAGCGAGGCTGACCAGCAACATCAAGACGGACACGGAAAGAGCCGTTCTTGTTTGCTACTACTTCCTGAATAACACCAGACACGCCAGACTTAGCGGTGGTGAACTGCGAGCCAACAGTTAGAGTGTTCATTTTGCTTCCTATTCCGCCCCAGAGGGACTGTTTTGATTATGTATCAACTTTTGTTGATAGTCAATTATCCCAGAAAAAAGGGTAAGAGTCAAGCATTTGGGCAAAGTTTTTTTACAAACTTTTGGGAGATTTTTTGTAGGTTTCGTAAATTGACAAAGATCGTGCGAGGCCCCGAGGCACTAGCCCCCAAGATGTCAAGTCCTGGGGGTAGTGTGTTACATAACTAAGGTAGCATCCTTACAACTTTGGATGTAGTCCTCATCAGTCATGTCCAGAAGATACTCAAGACCCAAGAAAAGAGAGATTCTCCAAGTCCCGTCTTGCCTGTCAAACTGGGTGTGGAAGAAACCTGTATCCAAGTTGATAGTGTAAACACCCTCACAGAACAACTCATCCTTCTCAAATGCCTCATCCCTGACAATAGGAATAGGTGAGTCATCCCAGTCAGCGATTACCCTGAAAATCTCTCCACCAGTATTTCTGGTTAGGCTTGGCACTTGCTCATCAGGATTATCCCCTGTAACAGACTTATAGATAACATCAAGTTGCTCATCACTTGGATAGTAAATCTGTGGAATCTTCTTGATAAAGTTCTTTACATTGTTAGGGTCTTTTAGGATGTTGAATAGAGTAACACCCTGTCCCTCTGGGTAGTGGTCCCATTGTCCGTATTGAGCAACAATAGTCTGGTTCTTGTAAACAACCTTAGTTAGTCCTCTAGTTCCCATTATTCCTACTTTCTATTTAGATTATTATAAACTGGGGGTATGACATTTATAGAAACTCAAAAGGGTCTCTATCTTGGAAGATGTCCTCAAAGTCTTGAAGGGAATACTCTTCTGGGTTAGCGTAGTAATCTGCTAGGTTCTCTCTGATTTCTGCTGCTTGCTCGTCCATACTTACCTTTCTAACTGATAAGACCATTATACTCTGGGGGTAGGACATTTATAATCTTAATCGTAATTAGTTATTAGATCGTGATCTGCCCTCGGGCGTTGAGGTGGCCAGTTTAACGTCATGGCCAGGACGTGGTCCGCAATGCGAGTTAGTTAGAAAGGATATGCGGACCGTCTCATATTCCCCTATGAGAATCTATTTTCTTCTTCTTAGCATCATCACAATTGACATCAGTAACAGGATGATTATTATTTCGTGCCACTCCATTACTTTTTACTCGCACTAAATAGAATGTCATTGCGAGCAAACACACACTGCGAACAGGTAACGCAAGCGGAACCCTTTTCACTAATCAGTGGCAGCTTCTTGTTGTTTTCAGGGCAGGGAATAGCAGACTTAGGCGTGATAGACAACATACGCTCTTTACCCATAGCAAAGTTTTGAGCAAGATAAGCAAGCTTTACATCGTGAAGTGTCTTTAGGTTACTTGCCAGCTGCCAGTTGTCATCATCAGTTGAGAAGTAAAGTGACAGGTTGGCGATACCCTTTAGGATAGGCACAGCAAAGTCACTGCGAGTATAAACCCAGAACTGAACATCAGAGTGTTTCTTGATTACAGTAGCCCAAGCTATAGTGTAAGTGACATTGAAAAAGTCGCCGTCCCAGTGAATTCGGAATAGCTTGTCAGCGTTACGCTTGTCACAGTCTGCCTTGAAACTAATAATCATTTCATCAAGTAGCGAGACCATAGTCTCATACTTAGCGTCTTTCAGTTGGTTCCAGTTGTTAACTAGAACATCCTTTACGCCCTTGTAGACTTTTTCAAGCTTGCCTGCGTAGCAGATTTTCTCGCATACACTTGTGGCTCCAGGACAGGAATAACTTTTCCCAGAAGGAAGGCCAAAAGTATTCGCAATAGTCGGCGTTTTACCATTTGGAGATACAGCATTAGTTACTTTCCTATCTTTAGACCTAATAAGCATTGGGGGTATCCTCTCTAACTAATGACAATAATACCAGAGGGGTAGGACATTTTAGTACGTAATCGTAATTGATACAGGATCGTGATTGGGGCTCGGGGCCCAGAAGGGCTAGATTACTCCAGCCCCTCCTCATCAAGTTCCAGCCAAGGGTCAAGGTGGTGTTGCTCAATGATAGCGGAAGTTGGAGCGTGAGTTCCACCCTTCCACTTGACAGGCTTAGGCAACTCAACAGGCTTATACCACCTACCCTCAAGAGCATTCTGGATAGCCTCAATACAGGCTGGAACCATAGAAACTGGAACAGGTGGATAGTGGTTGCTCTGTAAGTGCCAAGCGATAGCGTCTTCCATAGATAGCATCTCTGCCATTTCAACTGCCTGAAGTGAACCCATTAGTTACCTACTTTCTTTAGTGACTCTTCGATTTCAAACTGAACCACAACCCAGTCAACAATGGCTTCCTCCATTTTTGATAGGTCACGCTCAAGAATTTCTGCTAACTTATTGGCTAGCTCTTCTGTCTTGCTTACTCTGTTCATCTTTATCCTTTCTAAGTTAGTTATAGATTAGCATTAGGGTCTGACATTTTAGGCTTCCGAAGCCTCACCCTTGCCACCAATGAACTCAAAGTCATCTTGGCTAAGAACTTGCTCTGGGGCAAGCCCAACAGAAATAAGCGGAACATCCTCAAAGACAACCCTGTAACTTCCCAAAGCCTGTTCTGGGCTATCAGCGGTAACTCTGTAAATGTTCACAATTTCTACTTCATATACTGGCATTACTTTACCAACTTTCTTGCTGAGGGGTGTCCAACTCTTACAGCATAGCATGGGGTACAGACATCTATTGTTTTCCAGCCAGACACATGAAACCTATACAAGTCTTCATTTCTGACTAACCTTTGGCAGTCTTCACAATTGTAGTTAGTCATTGTCCCTACTCTCTCTAATAGACTTGCTAATGTTACTCTGGCGTGAACCCTTGTATTTGTCTGGGGTAACAACTTGCTTCTTGCCAGCCTTTAGCATTTGTCCAAACAACTCTTTGGACTCTGCCCTTCTTCTCGCTTCATTCCTTTTTCCTAACATAAGAAAAGACTACCATAGGGGTCAGACATTTTTAGGGGAAGATTCGGGAGATTCTTAATTTGCTTCGTAAATTAGTAGTGATCTTGGAGGGGGCCCGAGGCCCCAGTGGGGTGGCTAGACTAGAAGTCCCTCTCGCATAGCCAAGTGTCGCCTTCGAACATGATGTCATCTTGGTCGATGACTTGTGGCTCAACAAAGAAGTTCATTGAGTATCCTTTCTAGTTATTTATAGTTTAGGGGTATGGTGTGACATTTTAGAGGTATCCCTGTAAGTCTTCCTCTAGGTATGCCTCAGCATCAGGAATTGGCATAAGCCCCTTGTAGTCCCTACACTCTGGGCAGATGTAGGCGTAGGTAGTGGTGTAGCAAAAGACGCAGATTCTGAGGTCTGAGTCTGGCTTGGTGTATAGGGTCATTGTGTATCCTTTCTAACTAATACTAACTTAGCACAGGGGTCTGACATTTATTCTGGCAAATTTTCTAGGAGATTTTTAATAGCGTACGTAAAGATTGTGCTAAGATCTGGCCCCGAGACCCTCGGGCCCGAAAGCTCAGGTTTGTCAAGTCCTGGCTTCGGCGTGTCGCCTAGAAGGGTGGCTGGTTCTTGCGGTATCCAATGCCGTGAGCAATCACATACACCACAGCCACTAGGATTATGTCAATCAGAAGGTTGAACCCATTGTAAAAAATCATTGCTACTCGCTTTCTTTGGTTGAGAAAAGACTACCAATACCCTCTGACATTTTGTCATCAGATAGCATTATGTCAATCTTGTAGATTAGTTCCTCTAGTTCTGAGATGCTCATTATCTAATCCAATCCGCTACTTTGTATTCCTCTGGAAAGTCTTCGCCAAGATACTTCTCAGCCTCACTAAGGGACATCAAGCCCTTGTAGTCGTTACAGCCGTGGCAAACATAGTCGTTCACCAAGTCCATACAAAAAACACACATCTGTTCTGACATTTCTACCTTCTTTCTATCTAACTAAACCCTACCAGATGGGTCTGACATCTTACCCTCAACGCTCCACGCCGTTATCCAATTGTTATCAAACCAACTTTTGACTAGGCTAAGGGTGTCAGAGAATTCGTCATCTGTTGAGTAAATGGTGGATACCTCTAGGCTCTTGTGGGTTACCTTGAATCTATACATTGGGACTTCCTTTCAACTAAGACAAACATAACAGAAGGGTCTGACATTTTTATGAGATCCTAGATGTAGTGTCTTAAATAGCCAAGATCCCCTAGATGTAGGGCCCTCGGGGGCGATCACATTCCGATAACGGAATACTACAGACCAACCCATTCCTGTTTGGTAAGTGGGATACAGGCTTTATGCTTAGCCCAGAATTTATCTGCGTTCCAGACTTGGACACCTACTTTACAAAGCATACAGGCGTGAGTGGGAGCAAAAACAAAATTGTCATTTATCCTTTTACCTCTTTGGCGGTATGTTATCTTTACGCCTGGCAATTCCCTAGGGTGAATGGTTACCAACTTCTCTTAGTGCCTAGTGATTTGGCTAGGCTAATCAACTCTGATACTTGTTTGATTTCATCATTATCAGGAATCCTGTCACCGATAATTTCTATCATTATGTCAACCTCACGCTCAACCTCTGAGAGTGAGAGAATGTCTAGTTTGCGAAACCTGTCCATTACTTGTCACCTTCCCATTCTGATACCATTTCGAAAATACGCTTAGCGGTTTCTAAGTCCACATTAGGCATTAGGTAGCCAACCATTCTAGGGTAAGGGTGGTTAGCCTTAGCGATTAGCAATTCTAGAGCCTCATCTAGTAGGTCATGGGCTTCTCTGCTGTAAGTCATTATTTATCCTTTCTTATTACTTAGAATTTACCATAGGGGTCTGACATTTTAGTTCAAGCCTTGTAGCAAGAGTTCTGCTCTTAGGCTTGCTCCAGACTTGGAAAAGTCTAGTTCCCTAAATAGTAGGGTCTTACGCTGACGGCACACCTGAAGAGTGTGAGTAGTTTCCCACAACTTCTTGTCTAGGCGGTAAGAGACATTGGTGGTCTGTGCCATTCCACAGCCGTTACAGGTGGTCTTGCGATACATCTTGGTCATTGGGATACCTTCTTTCTAACTACTAAAACTCTACAGAGGGGGTCTGACATTTTAGATACCAAAACACGCCTTTTACCCTATCTGTTATAAATCTGTTATAAACTTTCTGGGGTTACTACATCTAGTGTCTTAACAAGATCGATCCACTACATCTAGGGGCCCCCGAGCCTAGATCTAGGGGTATGCCTGGAGCACACCCACTACATCTAGATTATGCTAGTACTAAACATAGGCTTGACCAACTCAACAGGGTCAGACGCAGTAACTAGGGTATAGTCATACACCTTGTTAGGGGTATCTGAACATTCGTGAAAGTCAAAGGCTGACTTAGCCATACGGAGATTAGAGGCAATCTCCTCATTACCGCAAGAGTCGCACTCTACTAGGTATCCATTCGTTGTAACTCTGAACATATTTATTTATCCTTTCTAACTACCTAAAGACTAATAGGTAGGTCTGACATTTTTAGTTTGTGACACGCCGTCTAAGATAACGCTTTGATAACTCTATCTAGTTGGTTCATGTATAAGATAGTCTCATCGGAGACATCCCAATTCACACGCTCAGCGTGTTCCATGAAAAATCTCAACTCTCTCTTTACCTCATGGAGTTTTAGAGAGTCTAACTCTTTCTTGTATCTGATAGATTCCATTTGTGTATCCTTTCTAACTACTATTATCTAACCATAGGGGTCTGACATTTTAGGAGTATTTTAGGCGTGTTTCTTAAGTTGTTATCATTCTGTTATAACTAGGGCCCGAGGCCCCTTGTGGGGGTATGTCAAGTGACACGCCGTATCTATAGAGATATCACAACGTTGATGAATGGGATTGTTACTGGAATGCCTGCCAGTAGTATCTTGTAGTATAGGTATCCAATGAATGCGGATCCTGCTAGGGATATGCCAAGGGTAGACATCACTTGTCATCCTCATCCATTAGCATTATGTCGCATAGACTGATTAGGTATTCTAGTTCTTCAGTGTCCATTAGTTGGCTCCAATGTTGAAGATAGAGCCATCAGCAAACTGAATGCGGTATCCCTGAATCGCACTATTCCAATACAACTTAGTGTAGAAGCCAATAGCCTCAGCCTTGTGCTCAGGGTCGAAGCCAAAGGTGGTTTCAGTGTTGTCGTTGTTTCTGATTGTTACTAGCATTTGTTATCCTTTTCTATTTATCTAAATTCTATTGTAGGGGTCTGACTTTTTAGTATCTCTTGCTCTTCCCATACTTTAGAATTTTCTTGATTGAGATTACCTTTACTGACTTGTTCATCTTTCCTTCTTTCTTCATACTTATAATTTAGTGCCTGGCACTGACATTGTCAAGTCAGACACGCCGTAGTAGGTAACATTTTTATAACACTGATCCCGTACTGGTACCTAAGATCTTTTTTATTACTGAGGTCGTACGGGTGTGTGCGGACTAATCTTAGGGTATTATTCTTGTAAAGCATGTATCGTACATCCATTAGAAATATTCAGATTTTGTCAAATATAAAAATATTTTCAGATTTCAGGAAAAGCAAAAAATGTAATGTTATACCTATCTCCAGCGGTAACAGCTCTTACACCATGTATATGATCTGGAATAGCTGGATGTGCTAGAAAACTGTTTGCAGCAGGTTTAATCTCTATCCCTAGTTCTGGGTAGTAGACCTCTCCTCCTTCATAGTTATCGTTGATGTAAAAGATAGATCCATGAGTAACCTCTGGCTCGAAGTGATTATCTATATGTGGAGGAAAGAACTTGCCAGGGTAGAAGTGATTAATCCTATCTTTCCATTTAAATTTCGAGGTAGTGTCATAATGCTCATCTAATGCAGCACAAGCTTTCTGATATATATGATTAACAATGTCATCATACTTGCTGTCAAACACGAAGCTCCTGCTTTCAAGTCTTTCAGATACGATCTCTTTAGCATAAAAATCATCGTAGTCTGAATCAATCAAAGACTTAAGCTCATTTAGCATATCTTGATCTATAAAGTTCTCAATATACAGAATTGATGTGTTTGGGAGAAACATGCTTACTCTATAACTTTTTCCCACATACGGATATCACTATAAGTCATTCTGATCTTGTCAGCGGTAGCTTCATCTGGAGCTTCTACAATCAAAAATCCATTAAAAGACTTCTCGTCTAGAGTAAACTCCATACCATGTTCCTTATATGTTTCCAGGGTAGGTCCAATAACTGCTCTATATTTAAAAAATTCCATTAGTTCTCCTTAAGTGGCATTGCAAACATACTTGCATTAAGTCTAAGCCCAGACTTAACTTCTTTTACACCATGTGTATGTTCTTCATCTCCAGGATGTATGACGATACTTCCTTTAGCTGGAGACAATGTTTTATTTAGTTTTGTATAGTAAAGCTCTCCTCCAGTATATTCTGAAGGATCTGTCAAGTATATAACAATCCCATACATGACATCAGCCATATGGCTATCGTAATGCTCTGTCATATAAAATGGAGGGTATATAGCATGCACATTGTGTATCGGGGTTAAATAAAAGTCCTTAACACCATTATTAAAACTATTCAATACTATATCTCTCGCCCGTATCCTGATATCATCAAACACAGGCTTTGTCTCGCCATATGCATATACAACAAGATCTTTTACATCTGACTCAGTGTACTTAGATTCATCAAGAT